GTCTCCCAACCCTGCCGGCACGCTCCGGTTCATCATCTGCTGGGGGACCTGTGCCCCCGATTTGAGTTTCAGCTTGATCACGCCGTTGAACTTCGTCCACTCGTCCGCTATATCCTCTATGCTCATGTCATCGGGAACGGAGGCCTCGTCTACCACCAGCACTCCCTTGGCGCTCGCTTTCGTCACGAAATCGTTCAGGATGATATAATGGTTGATATACCTTTGCTGGTCGATGATGTCGCTGACGAACGAGTGTATCTCCCCGTCAACGAAAGGATATGCCTTCATCGTGTAAGGGTGGCTCCCGTGGCTATAAGGGCTTTCTCCCTCGTCAAGTATATCCCCGAACGGTGAAAGATAACGGTAGTACCAGTAGCTTTGTATCATGTACTCGTACTCTATGAGCGGGACCTCGCTCTCTGGCATGTATAGCGTGGGTTGTCCCAGCTCGTCCAGCACGTAATTCCCCAGCTCGTCCTTGATCCTGTTATCCTCCAGCCGGCCCTCGTTCTCAGCGTCTATGTTCCCCTTGTTCGAGTAACTGTCCACGTAAGCGTCGCCCTTCAGCCAGTCGTGGCACCAGAACGCCTTTCTTCTCTCGAGCGTCCATAGTTCTATCACACGGCATAAGCGGGGGTCTTGCGGGGCCATAAACCCGTTAAGGTCATAATTGTTGCCCTTGAACGTGTCGTTGAACTTGGCGATATAGTCCTTGTCACGGGCGTTCTTGTATATATCTTGCAGCCTTTCATAATCCCTGTCATCTTTGGCGAATACGCTGGCGAGTTGCCCGAAGGTCACGTCATGGATCTCTCCGATCATCTCGATGTCGGTATGTCTGGGATCGTTCATGGGGCCGTCCACGAAGAACAGGTTCGGGTTGACGTTGTCAGTCCAGCATTCCCTTCGGTTCTCCCTTTGGGCGTAGGTCTCTTTCTGTATGGATAGGCCGCTTATGAGGAACTCCTCGAACATCCTTGCGTTCAGCTCCTTGATGTCGTTGATCTTGTTGTTGTACTCGAGCATGGTGCTCATGGTCTCTCCCAGCGTTTGCTCGTCACGATCCCTCGCCACGCACACGGGTGTCTTGTTCTGGTTCCGATAAACGCCGATGACGGTCCTAGCCAATCTTCGGATAAGGTTGTTGGTCATGGGGATATTCCCCTGCATCCTTATATATTCCTCCTCCGGGATCATCCGGCCACAATACTCGATCAGGTCCCCCCATTGGTCGCCGTACATATATCTCTTGTTCCTGTCCCTCTCTTTCCTGAACTTGTCGAGCTTGTCCCATGCCCTAGCGCATTGGTATACCAATGGCATGTTCCGCCCGTCCGTCATGTTTCGTCTCTCGTATTTGACGGTGTCTATAGGTGATATCCTCGATTTAGGGATCAATCTAGTCATGGATTCTTTTTTCTGACGAATATGGGGACTTGGCGTTCAATCGTAACGATAAAACTTGTCGGTTGTCATATGGTAGCCTCGCTGATAGGACCATGGGGCCTTACGCCGGGGGACTTATCCTTGGGGATGGACGGCAGATCCATGTCGCAATAACATATATAAAGTCCTATAGCCCTAGTCATGACCTTGTCGTCGTGCTTGCCTTCCACGGCCCCGAACGATCCGTTGGCTTTCTTCTCGTACGTGGACATCTCATCCAGCGTGTCTATATCCCGCTCGATATATGACTGTTCTCGGAGGCATGCCACGAGATAGGATATGATCATTGGCTTGGTGTTCCGGTTCGTGTGGAATCCCCATTCCGTCAGTTTTCCGGCCCGTATCTTGGCCTCGCTCGCCTTACGTGCGTACAGGTTGTCGTAAGCGTCCCCGATCTGGTTGAATATCAACTCGGACTGGTCTCCGTCCGTATCGTTGTCCTTGGTCTCTATGGTATTGCTCTCTATGACTAACAGGGCGTTCCCGAAAAACTTGGCGATCTGGGCGGATTTCCATGCTAACAGGTCATGGTCTATGTGTCCGTGCCATTCGGCCACTACCTCCGGCTTCCCGCCAAACATCATCCAATAGCGGTCTATCACCAAGATGTCCGAGAAATCGGATTTCTTTCCACGGCCCCCTATATCCACGATCACGAGGTAACGATTCTTGACGTTCGCCTGATCGTCTGGCAACGACCATACCTTGAGCGACCCGTTATGATCCTCCTTGAATGACAGCTCTGTCAAGGCGCTCTTCCCTTTAACGGACTTGCCCGATATTTCCCCGACATACTTGGGGGGCTTGCATCCCTCCTTCAGCCTGTCTATATGATATACACTGAATACCATGTTGCCGGAGTTCTTGAACGCCTCCACGTCATCGCTGGGGAACTCCGCCGCCATGTCCGCGTGCTCCATGAAATCCTTCCGCTTGACTAAATACCAGTTTATAGCCTCAAAGGAAGCCCCCAGCTTCCATAGTCTCCAGTAATATTTCCCGGGGTCTAGGCATCCATCCGGAGGATTGTCGTTCTCCTTGTTGTCAAGAAGCCATTTGGCGAATGCCCTCTTGTCCTTCACGGGTAGCTCGTATCTCTCGATCTTGAACCATGGGACGAATACGAACCTCCTGTTGCTTTTGCCTTTCTTGGCCGCGACACATGACCGGTAAAAGAAATTTCCCATACCGTTAGCGGTGGATTCTATGACCTCCACGGTAAGCGGGGCCAATAGCAAGGATGAGGATATGCTCCTTATTATATCTTCCGGGGTTTTCCCGTCCGTGTCATCCCATAATCCCACCTCGGAATAATGTACGCAGCTCATGTCACCGCCCCGTCCCGAGTTTGGGCTGTTATAGGTGCCTATGGTTATGACCGTGTCCCTTGCCTTCTCCACGTTGCTCCCTTTCCCGTACGTTATGATACTATCCAATTGCGATCCCTCGTAAGGCGTGAATCCCAGCGTGACGTTATCCGGCAGGTCCAATAGCCATGTGGGGTATTTCTCCAGCATCTTGCTATACATGGCCTTGATTTTCCTTGACGTGGACGCGTCTTGCGCTACGATGGTGGAGTACCACGCCTCTTTATGGCATAGTTGTATCCATGCTATATATAGCTGTACCAATGTGGAACCTCCCCATTGCCGGGCCTTTAGCAGGATGATCCTTATGGGTAGTCCAGCCAATCTCATATCCTCCATCACGGATAGCAGTAGGCGTTGTGGGTAGTTGAGCTTGAAATGAATGTTCTTGCCTCCCTCCTTGTTCTTTATTTCGCAGAAAGAGTAAGCCCAGAAAGGGAAGTCATGCTTGTTCCTTACTTTTATGAACTGTCGTACGACCTTCTCATGGAGTTCCTCGTCATACCTCTTGAAGGTGACCTTGCAAAAGGCCCTTATGGATTTATACCTTATTATCCTTTTAACAAGCTTGTTTGGTAGCATGCTGACTGGCAGGAGCATCTTGTATGGGTACATGTCTGATATCTCGACCATCTCTCTTGTCCCGGGTGAGTTCTCTCCCTTGATCGGGTCGAAATGGGCGTGCATATCGTCGTTCCTCCTGTTATTCTCCTCTACTAACCAATCTATAGTCATGATATAAATTATATAGCTTTATCCAGCAGAACCCAATCAGTGATGACGCTAGATGTATCTCCCAGCTTATGCCGGGAATGACGTATGATAAGACAAGACTGCTCGCCCATATCGCCCGGTCTTTCCATTTGGCCGAGGCTAGTCGCTCGCCCCACGTGGCGAATATCATGGCGCTCGCCCCGATGACGGGGGACGTGGAGAAGAACGAGGCGAGGACGGCCATGATATAGGACCGTGCGATCTCCCTCTTGCCAATTCGCATTACCTTCAGGGCGTATGAGTTCCCGATCAGATGCCATATGTTCACGTGGAAGAACATGTATGACAGCCTCGTCCAGAAGGGGTATGACGGCTCGGAGGCGAAACCTAGTGGGTCTAGCGGTAACACGTATATCAGAAACAGTGCCGCAATCGTCGCATGGTTTGCTCGTAACATTCCTTTCTCATTTTAGATATGATGGCCTTGGCGCTCTCGGGCGTAAGTACGAAACATGGGGCGGGACTCTCTATTATGATGGATACGATATGCTTTATGGGCATTTTGGGGTGATCCGATCGGTACGAGACGAATTTCTCGAATAAGGACTTGTAGAATACCTTGGCGTTGTCCTTCATCCCTTTTGGCATGGCCCCCTTGTTCATCTGGTATATGACGGACGAGGCCCTTTCCACGGATACCCAGTATCTGGAGGCTTGCGACGCTACGGTCTCGGTAAGTAGGTCCATATAGACAAGGTCCTTGTCTGATCTCATGTTCCTGTTCAAGGCTTCCCTGTACGCCCTAAGGAGGTCAAGGTTTCTTTCCCGCATCATGGAGAATACGCTTCCGTTCTTCCTCATATCATACCTGTTTTTACCAAAGTTACGAATTTCTGCTTTGCCGGGTAAGATTTATCGTTATGGGGGCTTATATCGTTATCATATTTGCGTATAGAATAATTTTAAAAAAACAATGTATGCCAGAAAATGATATTGACAATAAGCCTGTTACGTCTAAAAGAGATATGTTCTTGGAGAGTATTAGGGGACGTTATCCAGATTTGGACGTGGAGAACGAGGATGAGTTTTATGGAAGATTGAACGACGAATTTGATAGGTTTGATAGAGGTGATAAAGCGCAGAGGGAACTAGGGGACTTGTTGGCCTCTGACCCTAGGAGCGCCGGCTTCTTGATGGTGATGCGCAAGGGCGGTAATCCCGTGGAATATCTTATCGAGAATTACGGGGATGATTTTAAGGCCGCCTTGGAAAGCGAGGAGGGAAAGAACAAATTCTCAGAGGCTTTTTCCAAGTATATGGAGAGGCAGACGAGAGACAAGGAACTGCAAAAGCAGGCGGAGGATAACCTGAGATTGATGATCCAAGGTCTGGAGGAAGCCCAGTCGGAAGGTAAATTCAGTGACGAGGACGCTAGGGCGGCTTATGAGTTCCTTTACGCCGATGGAGGATTGTTGGATCGGATCGTGGTGAACGGTGTCACCAAGGATGATTGGATGATGCTGATGAAAGCGGCAAACTATGACAAGTCCATGATGGATGCGGCTAAACGTGAGGAGGAGGCCCGTAATGAGGGGGAGATAGCCGGACGTAACGCCAATATAGACATAAACAAGAGAAAGAGTACCAAGGTGGATCGGTTGCCGCCCGATCTGGGTTCCAGCGGGGGGATGACATCTCCCACGAAAAAGGAGAGAAACCCGACGATTGACAGACTAGACAAGATCACGGGACGTAAGAGTGTTTGGCAATAATCATAATTAATAACCATAAACAATTAGTAAAATGAGATCAAAGAGTTTTTTTAATTATTTGGGCGGCTTGGTATTGACCGTTTTGGCCGTGATGCTAGGAGCCACTACCGGATGCGGGATGTGTATGGCCGTACCGACAACCACGGATGGAGGGGGAGAGGTGACTGATATTAACCCGGGGATTGCGGTCACGGATGCCAATGGCGGGGCGACTGCTACGGATGGCATTCAAATCTCGAAAGAAACGGATAATCCAGAGTATTATGCGAAGGCTATAGACAAGCGTATCACGAAAATGAGACCGATGCGTACTCCTATAGACCAGATCACGAGGAGCGCAGAGAGTATTAGCAGGGTCAACAGCATGGTCGTGAAATATTACAGTGTATCGACAAGACCCATCAAGGATTCCGTCAAGACCAATACGACCGAGATGGCATCAGGATCATCTTATGTAACCTTGCCTGTGAATGATGCTTCTCTCTTTAGCGTGACTGATACGATCCGGGTATCTGGGATCAAGGGCTATAAAGAGGATGGATCGACTCAGGATACGGTAAAGGACTTGATGCTTTATGTCGTGGGCAAGAGCGAGAACGAGGGATATCCGCAAGTGATTGCCGTGAACGGCAAACGAAATACGACAGGAGAGAATTCTATCGTTCCAGCCCTTAAAAAGAATGACGTGCTTATTCGTATGGGCCGTGCCGCAGGGGAATTGGACGTGGAGACCGGGCAGTTCTATTCATTGCCTACGCCACAAGAACAATTTTGCCAGAGATTCATGATGCAGGTAGAGGAGTCCACGTATAATAAGATGTGGAGTAAGGAGGTTGACTGGAACTTTGACGATATGGAGGAGGACGCTATCTATGATATGCGTTTGGGTATGGAGAACTCATTCCTGTTCGGTATCAAGGGAAAGAGTAAGGATCCCAAGAAAACGGGTATGGATGTTTATTTCACCGGTGGTATTTGGTGGATGGCAGGTCAGGACAAGTCTTTGGGAACCGTTGATGACTCGACCAATGAGATTGTGATCAAGGACGATGAGATGGTTGATTTCTTGAAGGAGATCTTCACGGGTAATGATGCGGGGAACAAGACGAAGATCGCTTTCTGCGGATCTGATTTCTTGGCAGCCTTGGCCAAGATGAAGAGTGAGCGTTTCAAGGTCGTTAAGGAGTTCGAGAAGTGGGGGCTTAAATTTACCTCTTTCGATAGCAATTTCGGTAAGTTGCTGGCTATGCACCATGAGTTGCTTGATATGAACATGAAATCAGACGAGGCCTTTGTTATGGACCCCGAATACCTCCGTAAAAGGACTTTCGAGATGTTTAGCAGAAAGACTTATGACATGGAGAAATTAGCGAAACGTAAGACTAGTGCCGTGGTCTTGAATGAGGCCAGTTGCTGTTATCTGGTATATCCGAACGCCCACATCCGTGTTAAGTTAGGTTCTTTATAAAATAGGGGGGGATTCGCCTCCCCGCTTTAAATCGTTGTGTCATGAAATATTTCTCAGATAGTGTTTTGTCATTTAATCTTAAGGTGCGTGATAGATATCGAAGGATTCGTTTTATCCCTATGACAAGGAACGGGAGTTATTATATCCCTAGGGATAAGGATGAGGCCAAGGCGTTGGAGTCAATGGATTGTTATGGGAGTCGTTTTATAAAGATAGAATCCGATCCCGCTCCAGATGAAAAGTCTAGGACAAAGGATTTGACCCCGGTCGAGGAGATAAGGTCCTTTCAAGAGGCTATTGATTATTTAGAGAAAACTTTCGGTTCGGATATAAGCGGGCTTATATCCCCGGAAAGCATTCAGGGGGAAGCCCGGAAAAACGGGGTGGTATTTCCTAATATGGGATGATATGAGGTATAATGTCGAGGATTTGGTGACATCCGTGCGGATAACCTTGGATGAGAACAGGATTGAGCAAGAGTATATAGTCTCGGAGGATAACAATATGGAGCTTAATGAGATTATAAGGGAGAAGCTGCTTGACGCTGTACGATCCGTGGAGAGGATAGCTCCGGTACAGATGTTAGATAGCGTTCCGTTGGTAATCCCTGAGGCGGCCCAATATTGCGATACCGATGGTTCCGGATACGTGGTGCTTCCACCAGATTTCCTTAGACTGACCTTGTTTAAGATGCGATCATGGCGTAATCCGGTATTTGACGCTATAGGGGATGATACGGAGGAGGCTAGGATGCAATATAACGTATATACCCGTGGCACGCCGATTCGTCCTGTCTGCGTGCTATCAAGGGATTTGTCCGGTAGTAAGATCCTTCGGTATTATACCGTGGGGTTTGAGAATAACGGGAAATATAACCGTAGGGATCACCGGATAGATAGGGCGCTTTATCTTCCCGTTCCTTCATATACGGGGGATAACAACGAAGAGTTAGAGTTCAATTCCCTTCTTCGGGAGGCCATTATAAATTATACGGCTGGATTGGTTATGGTTTCCAGAAGGGAACCCCAAATGGCCGAGACTTTTTTTAATATTGGAAAATCATTCGTGGAGTCATGAGCGAGAAAGATAACAACGTGATGCCTTTGGCTACAGATCCTCATAATCTGGGCGAGTTCGATAACGTGTATGACGCTATGCGTAGGTATCCTAACGGAGGCGTGGACGGGGATTATATTTATATCTTGGGTGTCCAGCATTTTTGGAACGTGAATCGTCAAAGCTGGGGGATACTAAAGGATAAGGAGGATAATTTAGTCCAGATGGTAGAGGATTTTATCGGCCTTTTCGAGAGAAGGGGGTATGTCTTCGCTGGTTATGCGTTACCAGACACCACTCCTGTTTCTGGGCTTGACAATATCTTTTATATAGCGGCCAAGAATGGGGCTTATACTCATTTTGGAAGCGATCTGAAATTATTGAATGAGGTTGCTATCTTACGTAAACCCAGAAGATCATCTATATGGATTAAGGATTCAATGGATATCCCGAACTCGGAGAGGATAGACGTTATAGATGATGCCATATCACGTATAAATGTCGATATAAAGACAATAAAATCAGCGATTATCGGCATGGAGAATGATCTTGATGGGGTACATGATTCTATCGATGATATAAATAAGGATATAGATGCTTTCAAGAAGGAGACCTCCGAAAATTTCGAGGAGGTAAACTCTGATTTAGATAAGGTGGAGAAGCGTCTTGATTACATACCTAAGGAGTCGTTTTTATCAGCCCATCCCGCCGGTTTCAAGCCGGACATCGACCTTACCCCGGAGATCACGGTAGACCGTGCTTGGAGAGACCATGAGGGTAACGTTATCCGTGATACGTATATCACCCGGAGCGGATTGCGGAACGAGATAATCGACATCACCAACCAGCAGGTAACGGACTTGAAGCCCGGCTCTGTCGATCCGGATGATCTTTCCGAGGCTACCAAGCAATTGATCGGTAACAAGAGCATAACCAACCTTCCGGACGAGGAGGATATAACCGTTTTGGAAAACCAGACCTTGAAACTGAAAGATAAGGAATACGCACCGAAGGATTACTCCGGAATGGGACGGGTGTACCTCCGGAAGCATTACGTGAACGGCGTGAACACGCTCACGCAGCACATGATGAGAAAGCCTAATACCATTTACATCATCCAGTACGACTACTGCCTAGCCGGTCAGACGATTGAGGTGCCGGACAATTGCGTGCTGGATTTCCAAGGGGGGAGTTTGAGGAATGGTAAATTAATTGGTTACAATACACGTATCAGTGGTAAAACAATAAACATTTTTGATAATATCAAACTTGGTGGAAGATTTTTAGATGATCTAAATCCTCTAAGTTTTAATATCAATCTTTTAGATTGGACATCTACTTATGATTTATTATATTCTTTACACACAACCGCTATTTCTATGGGCGTAAATGTGAATTATAAAGATGTTAGAAGAATAAATATAGAGATACCATCTGTGTTTAATTCTATTCCATTAAGTAATACTACTGATTTTAACAACTGTGAATTTCATATTAGAAATAATTCTAAAGACTGTTATTTGTTTGCAAGAGGTGATGAAAGACCTTTAATAACGCTAGATATTGATCCAATACTTTTAAAAGGAGTTGATTATTCTAGTGTGCCTGAATTAAATAATGGAAAATTTATTCTTATAGTAAAAGATAATAATTTATGGTCAAAGCGTATTTTAAATCAAGGTGATCTCAATATATATCGTTACGATGTAATTATTATTCAAGATGGATTTGCTAGAAATATTCCAATTCAACCATATGATACAATTGATTCTGATCCTATATTCTATGCGGTAGATGTACGTGAAGATAAAAATCCTACAATTTGTAACGGTAAATTCTTTAGAGAGAATAGCACAAAACTTACAAAGTTGTTTAATATAAAGAAGGTAGATGGTATGATGATAAAAGATCTGTATGTATATACAGATAAGAATAACGTCCCAAAAGATATGAAAGCTGATGCTACTTTCTATTTTAATTTTGTGACTAATCTCACATTAGATAACGTATATCAAATGAATACTTATTCTGATGCTGCTAATGCAATAACCCATGGTTATTTTTTATCCGTATTTAATGGTTTTAATATAAAACTAATAAATATAAATGCCCACGATAATGATTGGGGTGTAATAGGTTGCAGATGTATAAATACTGCATTTGTGGATAAAAGTAGTATAAATAGGTTTGATATTCATACCTACGGTACGCATGTGACGATTAGAGACAGTATTATTTCTAACAAGTTTTGTCAAATAGGTGATTACTATGGTGATATTGTATTTGATAATTGCATATTCAACAAATGTTCATCTCCTTTAGTTCATGAACATACCTATAATTATATGACAAAATACAATATTTATTTGAAAAATTGTACTATAAACGGTTCTGATAATTTAGTTCATTATTTGTATTCTCACATGGATGTTGCTCCAATTCGAGTAGAACAAAATAAAAAATACTTGCCAAATATATATATTGAAGGATTAACTGTAAACCTTTTAAAAGACAAAGTATTTAAACTTATATTGAATAACGGAAATTGGAAAAAGAGTAGTTTATATGAAGGGATTTACGGATTAGAAAATGTGGTTCTTAAAAATTTAGTAATTAATTATGATAAGGACGATTCTAGAGAATACACTTACATGAATTTACAATATGAACAAATAGATCTATTGTCTTGTCCAAATATAGTTATAGATAATTGCGTTTTTGGAAAGGTTATAAAAGGGTCTGAGTTAAAATTAATTAATTCGAATCTTAATGTTGAAACATTAAGAGTGCAATATACTTTGTTACGTCCGAATACAAAAGGAAAATTTACAATAAAAAACTCGTTAATAGCGTTACCTACAAAAGAATATTGCCCATATGATTTTATTGTTGAAAATTCTGATATAATTAACGTGCGTACTTCTTCTTTGGAAGAAAATAAATATAATAATTATATGTTTGTTAATTGCAACTTACATTTCAATAGATATGGTAATACACTTGACGAGGGTTATGCGGGTAATTACGTTAACTGTAAATTTTTAATGTATAGAGATAAACCTAGTATTTATTTTGAAAGTATTTTAGACAATTGGGAAACTAATATAATTAATTGTAGTACTAATAAGCAAGATTATGGTACAATATTGTATAATAACCCTTTTATTCCATACTCAGTTGAAAATTCACATATAATAAAAAATGAATTTAAAAAAACACGCTTGTCTAAAACTACAATTAACGGTATTAGTTATGTCTTGTTAGAACAAGATACTCCAGAATCAATTGAAAAAATTCCTTATGATGCTTACAATTATGCTAGATTTTTAAGAGAAAAATCTCTCCCGCTTAACTTTCAAAGGGTAAAAATATCCGGTGAGGAAGATGCGAAATGGGTGAATAAAGCTGTAAGTGTAATTATTGCAGGATCTACAAATGATATGCCTAAAACTGGTAGTATTACAGGTCTTACTTATTATGATTGGGATAAAAGGAAATTGTTTGTGTGGTCTGGAGAGAGATGGAGGAATGCTGGAACTGGTTTTGAAAGTAAATTTGAAGTTATAGGTTCAACCAATTCAAGACCAACTGATTTAAGTATAGATGAAAAAGGGTTTCAATATTATGATACAATTTTAAACAAACCAATCTGGTGGACAGGCACGAACTGGGTCGACGCTACCGGAGCTACCGTATAACCATTAAAACATTATAATCATGAGACAATTCATATACACGATCATCAGAAAGATATTCAAGCTTGTATTCAGTATCTACAAGCCGAAGGTAAGGACATTGTACAAAGGCCGTAAGAACATTGATCTTACGGAGAACGGCGATCAGCGCATAAGGGTAGGTAAGCCTTTCTATCTGGCCGGGAATACCTATAAATTAGATCAGTTGGATAATACGAGCGTATTCAAGCTGGCCCTTTACAAGAAGGAAGGCGAGGATTGGTCAAAGGCTAACGACCTTGATTTGATCTTGAGACTTAACGCCGGCTACAACATATTTTACGTATAACGAACTAAAGCACGATACATCATGGAAGATCGAAAAGATATTTGCGAGGGTTACGAGAGGGATAGCGTACAGCAGCTAGACAAGCTGGCCAAGGATAAGAACGAGCGTTTCCCGATCTATCCGTTGACATACATTCAGGCCGTATATGACGCTAGGACGAAAGAGAGGCTTGATTCCATATTGTGGAAATGTAACAACGTGTATTTGCCTTGGATGGGATCGGCGGGGGATACCCGTATACAATTGCCTTTCTGGATGAGAAGGAAGGGTATCATAATCACTTACAAGAACCTTGACGAGGAGACGATAACGGAGAAACTCACCTATGATCTTTGTATCGCCGATGATTTCTTCCGTCTTGACTCCTCTTGGACTAGGATAACGGACGCCCTTCCGGTCGGGGGTAACATAACCATAGGCTCTAACGGAAATTGGTTTCAAGATGGCGTTGATACCGGCTTCAAGGCACAGGGACCTAAAGGGGACAACGGGCTTACTCCCATGCTTCGCACGGTTAATAACAAGCTGCGATACTCGTATGATGGAGAGGTATGGAATGAGATCTCTGAGTATATCGCCGCTTGGTTCCGCTATCAAGACAATAAGATCCAGATATCACGGGATCAGAAAACATGGTCAGACCTGTCAAAGCCGTTCACGCAAGACCTGTATATAAAAGGGTATGTCGCTACATCGTCAGCCCTGCCCTCTACGGGCGTGAAACAGGGTGATATCTACATGGTAGGCCCTACGTACGCAGCGGAGGACACGGAACATAAGAATCCTATATACCGAATGTACGTGTATAACGATTCAGGATGGGTAGATAACGGGGTTTTCCAAAGCATAGCCGCCGGGGTGGTTCAGACGATCGGGAATAGCGAGACGGAGGTCATGAGCCAAAAGGCTGTTTCATCCATCGTCGGCCTAGACACGTACCCTGTATTCTCCGATACCAAGCCCTACGTAAAAGGCGAGATCGTTAATTACGGCGGTCTCTTGTACGAGTTCACGGCTGATCATGAGGCGGGGGCGTGGATTGGCACGGACGCAAGGGAGACGAGCTTGAGGAAGGAAATAGATAGATCCATATTTACTACTTCTATTTCAATAAATTATAGTGGAATATATATAGATAGATACGGTAAATTTATAAGGGGAATAGTCGGATATAACAATATTGGAGTTAGTAATTTTATTCAAATTCCATCAAGCAGAGTTGATATTCAAAATATTAGAGTAATAGAAACTAACCATTTAGGAGAAAATACCTATATAGTTGCTCATCTTTATGATTCAAGGTTTAACTTTTTAGGTTATTTGACAAGATCATATTCAGTGTTTAAGGCTGAGGTATCAATTAGTTTTGATAAATCTGAGGCCGTAGCAGTAAATCCTAATGCGTTTTATTTTGTAGTTCATCTTACTCCGGGCCGAAATGTTAATATTATTACAGATGATGATATTGTTATCGCAAGTCAAGCTCATAGAATAGAGCCTCTTTTTAATTCTCAGTATTTTTATAATCAATTTGGTGGTGATTACATAGTGCCCGGGAATTATATACAACATTTTACTAATTCTAATAATGGCGTAACAAAGTTTATTCAATTAGTCGATAAAGCAAAAATAGGAGGAATTAGAGCTTCTTCCATATGTTGCGTGTATGATAAAAATGGGATAGCTTCATATGTTTATGCTATGATTTATGATGTGAGTTTCAAGTTTTTAGGATGGTTGAGTACGGATAGTGTAACTGAAAGATTAGATCTTGATATAGATCTTACTAAAATTCGAGAATCGTTCCCGGGCGCCAGATTTATGTTAGCTAATGTAAATAGGGATTCTGGCTTTTATGTAACAGGTGGATATAACTGCGAGACAAGCTTTTTTGACATCCATGCTTATAAAGCCATTACGATAGACGATGTTGATGATTCAAATAAGGGTAAATGTATAAATAAGGGGAATTATGAAGTCGAAGCGTCTGATTCATGTTTTATAAGCCCCTATTATAAAATATTAGGCTACAACGAGATCGCAAATGTGTTTTTTTATTATTATAATAACAATTCGGAAGATGACACTAATAGTTCGATATTTTTATATGATAGGCAGTGTAATTTTTTAGGTTTCATAAAATTTGAAAGGGATGGATTTTCAAATTCGGAAGCTAACATAAAATGGAATATTCATTTTTCAAAACAGGATGCAAAAAATATTCATGAGGATGCTTATTATTATAGGTTTAACGCATCCTCTATCTCAAATCCCTGTGTGATAGGAAATACTCCTTCTTGGGATGCTGATAAGATTTCGAAGACTTATAGAATGTCTTTTAATTCATCTATAGCTATAAATTGCTCAAACAACTATATAGATTTGCAAGGGAAGATAATTGAAGGACTTAGAGGCTATAAATATAGGGGCTATTCAAAATTTATAGAAATAGATGATAACATAACTATTAAGGGCTATTCTATAGTCGGAAACAACAAAGTAAGTGACACTTCTTTTGCGACGGTCTTCCTTTATGACTCAAATTTCAATTATGTGGGTTATTTGACAGATGACGCAAAGGAAGGGAGAGATACGGACACTGAAAGAACTATTTTTTTAGAAGAGTGTTTATCAGTAAGTGCTGCCGCTAAATATTTTAGGGTTAATACGTGTGCAGATGTTGATTTTATACTGGATGCCCCCACTACAGTATCTGTTATAGATTCGCAAGAAATAATAGAGAATAAGGTATATCCTTTAATAACAGAAGGCAAAGAAGGAATAGAGATTGGTAATGTGGCTGGGCAAATAAGGGTTCCTTCAATAAAAAACAGAAATAAATCAGAAGTATTGAATTTATTATTTATAGGTTCCTCTTTTTTAGTAAATACTTGGTGGTATCTTAATTATTTATTGAAGGAAGCGGGTATAAACGCTAATATCTGTTGTTTTTATCAAGGAGGGGCGCCTTTTTCCTCTTGGCTGAATGCTTATGATTCTAACGCATCTATAGAGTGCTACAATTCTTCTAATGGTTCCGATTTTTCAAGAAAAGACAAGCCGTTTAAGGATACGCTGGAATCCGGAGATTGGGACTTAATAACAATACAAAATGGAGCTGTATCCTCTAGGGACTGGAATAGTTTTTCATCAACTTGGTCAAAGATGGTGTCTATTATCAGGAGAAATAGCAAACCTACGACTCTTATAGCTTTCAATTGTGCGTGGGTTCCACCTATAGATGGCGATCTTAGACCATATGAAAACACCAGAGAAGGACAAAAGATGTTCCAGCAAGATATTTATGATAATTATAAAAGATTTTCAGTCTTAAGCGGTATTCCTTATTGTGTACCGACAGGAGCTACTGTATGGGCGATGAGAAATAATTCAAGCCTAGAGGATTCTGACGACTTGTCTCCAGATAACTTGCATTTGAAAAACGGGTTACCTATATACGCTACAGCATCTACTTGGTTTGAGACATTTATCCCTGAAATGTACAATGTATCGATAAATGATATTGATTGGCTTCCTACGGAAGATACTCCTAAAAACATAATCAACACCACTGGTTTTGTTCCTATATCGACAGATCAAAAAAAGTTGATCGTGGAGATAGTAAAGCTTAGTGCATCTGATAGGTATGGTTTTAGCGTTTTATGATATGCCTAATTAATTGTAAAATATATGTACCGTTATCTCTCCTACATATCCGACCTCGCTAACTGGGCCAAGTCCATTGCCATAGCCGCCGTAGTCACGGCGATGGACTTCGTGTCACCGATCGAGAACTTCTTGGTGGTGATCCTGTCGCTGGCCTTCATCGATACGTTTTGGGGGCTGGCTGCGGATCACGGGGATTTCCGGAAGAGCAAGTTTATCCGTAGCTGGGTGTACATGCTAGTCTATTTCCTGATAATTATCATTTCGTTTTGGATAGGCGTGATGATGGATATATCGGAGGATAACGCCAAGGCTTTCGTGTCTTGGATCACGTGGGCGATGATATGGTTTTACGGGACCAATGTCTTGAAGAACATGGGCAAGGTATTCCCGGATAACAAGGTGATAGCCTTCTTGTATTGGGTTGCCGCCGTAAAATTCATTAGTAAGGTCAATTTCTTGGATGAGTATAACAAGACAAAGAATAAAAAAGGCTCCCCAGATCCAAAAGGATAGGGGAGCCGGATAAATTTTAGCTTCCTGTCTTTCGCAAGGGAGGATAGCAAGGTTAACAAAGCGCATAAAAGTATAAAAAATAATTGATATGAGAACGATTAACAGGAAAATCAACTTGATCGTGATCCATTGTTCGGCCACTAGGGTAGATAAGGATTATACCCCTGAGCAATTAGAGAGAGACCACAAGGCGAGAGGATTCAACTCCGCAGGTTATAACTATTATATCCGGAAGAGCGGGGAGATAGTATCTATGCGTCCATTGGAATTGATTCCGGCTCATGTGACCGGATATAACAAGAACAGTATAGGAATATGCTATGAGGGTGGTCTTGATCCGGACGGGAATCCGGATGATACACGTACGGAGGCACAGAGACAGTCGATTATAAGGCTGTTGTTGGATTTGGTCGTACAGTTCCCGGATAGTAGGATCTGCGGTCATCGTGACCTATCCCCGGATCTTAACGGTAACGGTAAGATTGAACCGGACGAGTGGATGAAGATGTGTCCATGTTTTAATGCCGAGGAGGAGTATCGTAATATATGAAACCTTGGCAAGTAATATTAATACTAGTGTGCTTGGTAGCCAGTTTCACGGCTGGCTACCATATCCGGGGGGATGTGGCTAGTGATTCGATATCCAAGACCGACACGTCCGCCAAGGTGGATACGATACATGACAGCATCCCGTACCCGGTCTATGAGACACTGGTACAAACAATACCTGAGCCGTTCCCTGTTTATATCACGTTGGACGGTGACACGGTAAAGGAACCTGTATATGTTCCGGTACCCATAACTCAAAAGGAGTACAAGACGGATGATTACCGGCTGTCAATATCCGGCTATAAGCCTAATCTTGACTACATCGAGGTTTATAGAAGGACTGAGTATATAACCAAGACGATCTCCCCCCGTAGATGGGGAATCGGCGCGATAGCCGGTTATGGGATCGGAAAGCATGGACTATCACCTTATGTAGGTATAGGAGGATTCTATAGGATCTGGTAATGAGTAATACCCATAGGGGCGGGTATTGAATAAAGCCCCTATTCCTCCAACTCTTCTACCTTCCGGAGGAAAGACATAACTCCATGTATGTTTTTCGGGGCTTGTACCTATAAAACATACGTGGAGTTATTTTGTTTAACAAAATCTATAAAAAAGTTATGAGTAAGGTAGAGGAATTTTACAGAAGGGTTATTTCTATCGCCTGTGAGGTGTGTGAGGTTGATCCTATAATGATGTTCTCATGTAAAAGAGAAAAGTACGTTGACGCACGGAATCTTGTCATAATGAATCTAACGATGAAAGGCTACACGGATACCGTGATATCGGAGCTTACGGGATTGACGAGACAGGCTGTCAATTACGTAAGGAATACTTTCCCTAGCAAATACAATCGTAGCTGGATGCTCATAACTTATCAGCAACAAATTAGCAATGAATTAGCAAAGGACTAGCAAATCATTATTTTAGGAGCAAAGCCCTTCTCATGATTTTTGTCGTGTCCGGTAATGGTGCCGGATTAACGACAAAAATTAAAGATAATGGATAGAAATTATTTTATCGGTACTCCCGAAGGAGGTAATTCCGGTGGAAGTAAGTTTGACATCATGGCCTTTCTCCCGAGCTTGATGGGTGGCGGTGGAAAATCATTGGACCCCAATTTGGTAGCGGCTTTGATGAACAATAAGGGCAATCAAGACGCTTGGGGCGGTGGTGGTTGCTGG